CGCCCATCGATGATTGTCTAGCTGATCGTGTAGTTCCTTTTGCACTTTGCGCGGTGCGTATGGGATTTTTATGTCCATGTTTTAACTCTCGCCGCAACTGCCGCAGCATGAAATCTCTATGCAGCCGCTTTCTCTCCTGGTTCTTCGCAAAGAAGACGGCTTTTTTTTGTAATAAAGGATCGTCCTCTATTTTTTCTTCATCTTCGACGCAGCAATCTTTTTCTGTAGATCTTTAGGTAGGGTCTTCTGTCCAGCAGTTAAGATCGATTTCTTCTTCATGGGCATTGCACCCTTGGATTTTCCGTAGCCTCCGGGCATGATCGTCCTCCTCAAATTTAAGTAATGCGTTTAAATACCACTCCGCTTTGCGGAGATCTTCGACACCATTCTTATGCTTATAGCGCCACAGATACTGCACGATAGTTCCCTGGCAAAACGCGCCAAAGTCCTCGCCTAACATCGAGCGCAGCGCATCTATACACTCTATCTCTCCATCGGTGTAATGCTGCGGTCTGTTTACGTTATCACTCTTCATCTTTTTTCTTTAAATACGGCTTGCAATACGCGCTGTATGGATTGCCAGGCTTATTGATAAGCGACACATTCCAGCTGCAATCTTGATAGTTGCCAATCTCGGCCTCTTCCACAACTTCCGATCCTTTAAGAATAACCAGGACAAAAACTAGGGTCTTCATTGGCGGCCTATAAATTCTGTTTCTTTTGTCTGCATGTACTTGGTGAAGTAATACCAGCACACATTATCTTTCCCGGTATGCTTACTGTCCGGGATCCATTTGACACGACCCACAGACACTATCAACCGGCAATAGGTTATTAACTCCGCTGCTTGCTTTGTATGTATCCAATCCGCATCAAATAATAGCCATGTAGGTTTTAGCGACATGAAATACTCAATCATCGGATGAAGCAAATCACGCCGCCAGGGAGGGTTCGTAATTATCGCATCAGCCTCTAAGATCTTCATCTCGTCGAGTTCCAATGCGTCCTGTTCTACAATATCAATACGTCCTGGCTGTATATCGCTCTTATAGCAGCATCTAAGGCCGGCTAGCTCTAACGTATCAATTAACTGTCCATCGCCAGCACACGGCTCGCAAAACAGCTGTACATCCGCTTTATGTAAATGTGGTAGCAACGGATCAACTGCTGCTGGAGGTGTCGGATAGAAATCTCTTGGTATCCGGTCAAATTCACTTCGTTTACCCATGTAGTCCTCATTGAGAATGTCAGTGTCCGGATTGGGTTATATATGTATATGCAGCGCGTGGTGCGGTCGCCGGGGGTAGGGTCAGGCGGTATATGTGCAGAAATAGCAGCGTAACAGCCACCATCCCCCACGCTTTCCAATAAAATAACTACGATCGCAGCATGTTATCCAAATGTTATCCAATCGTTGCTGACTCGCGCGTGCGAATGAACGCAGTGTCAGTATGGCCTAACGGAAATCAACCAGCTTTGATATCAACATCGCCTTTCTCCCAGGACAATGTAATCGTGCCGCTCATCCCTGGTGCTGCCATATCCTCAGACTTATTCCGTATGCCCTTTGGCTGCAACTGTGTGTGCCGTTTCTGCAATGTATCTACCTTCAAGCGTCGCATCTGTACCTCAGCCATCATATGCTTTGGATCCACCGGTAAAGGTCTGTTGAGCACCTCGTCGATCTCTTCCTGGATGCGTTCACCCTGGATAGCTTTTGCTTTGGTATACATCTCGTGTGCGTCGTCATTCTTCTGAATGTATCGATACACTGTATCATCGCTTGGAAACCCATCGATCTTTGCAATCTCGCGCATTGATTTGCCGCTGAGTAAATGATCGCAGATCTTCTCCATTAATTCTATGTTCATAAGCCGTGACATTGATCCACCTAAATGACCAGGCATAAACCGGTGGAGCGGCTTACACCTGGCAAAATATCAGAAAGTGATATGAAAAAACTAATCGCCTACATCTATTGTCTTGGCAGACACATGACACAATATTAGCAGTAATATCGCAAGATCTTGGCAATTATAGCTGAAAGCGTACTACATTTCGTGCCTTGGTGCAATCACTTTGTAATAACTTTTTGCGTCAATCTTTCCGGTTGCAGCTGCATGCGATACGCAAGTCTAACGATTGCGTCCAGGTAATTTGCCTTGACGCGTTTTGCCGATATCCGATCCTTGCTAACCTTGCTGAGCTTTTCCCAGGCTGGCCCACGTTCTCGAATATATCCGTTCTTTAATACAGCAGAATAATTTACGGCCCATATCAACCGGCGCTGCTCTGTGTCGCAATAGGCAAGAGAGATATCGAGTGCCAAGAAGTAGTCGTCAATATCTCGTGGTGATGCCTTTGGTGCTTTTGGTGTGAACGCTACAGAATTGTAGGCATGCCATGATTGTTCGTACTCGGGCCAGTTGGATAATTTTCTTTTTACAATCGCCGGAGGCAGCCGTCGTTCTGTTGCTGCTGCTTGCAAAAACAGCGACTCAAGCCAGGTAACATCGTATGGAATCTCCTTATGCAACATACGTGTAATTACACTGTAATATATACGTAATTATAACGTGTAGTTGCTCGGGCGCGGTAATTACCGAGGGTATCAATAAAATTCATCTTGTAAACACCTTTTTGCATTTAATTAAAAAGCGCTGCCAAACGCTGCTATTGTACCGGGCGAACAGCTGACCAAATCTTCCGGTAAAATGCTTATCGATTGAGTTGTGCATGCTGCCTCGCTATGTGATCCACGACATATTGTTCCATATATAAGATGCCATAAAAACCTTGTAACACATGCCAAAACTCCGTAGGAATTTTATGCTCTTGCGCTATCTCATGCAGCCTCCATCCCTTGCCTATCCTATAATTTACGTACTCTTGCGCTATTTCACGATCCATAGATATTCCTCCTTGCTTGAAATAAAAAACTGTCTGTTTGTGAATGATCCTTGAGCGCCACTACTGTGCCTAACACCTGGCGCACTTCGTCGAGTGTCTTGCATACAGCTGTGACACAACCAGCTGTTGATAATGCTTGCAGCGTTTTGTTTTGTGCTGCCGTTATTGTGTTGCGGCCTACTTTAAGTTCGATGAAGATCGGCGGCTTACCTGGACAAAAGATCTCGAGATCCGGCCAGCCGGTACACATGCCAGCTTTCTTTAGCTTGACACGATACGCCACATGGCTTTTGCCCTCATTTGGTGAATGGTGAAAGATAGATCCGTCCGGTAAGGCAACACGCAGATAATCCGCAACCAGGTTTTGCAGCTGCGCTTCTTTCATAACTCATCCTGGTAAAAATCATTTGGCTGCACTGCGCCATCCGTTGCAACCTTGATCCGGCGCATGTATTCCTTGTTTGGATGCACTGCTCGAGCGGCCCCTGGATGATCACGATCCAAACACCAGCGATGCACAACACCAGCACCAGGCGCATCAAGCAAATCTGCTAGCTGCCGATACGTTAAACCTCTATTCTTGCGCCAATCCTCAAGTTTCAAATCAATATTCCCTTACGTAAGCCGATCAATAACAGGATCAATATAATTGATTTAACAAATTAAGTTACATTGATGGAAAAAGCAATACTTATTGTCTGCTTAATAAATATGATTGACTAACTAGGAATTAAATTATAGTTTCGTAAGTCACGTAACACTAATTGTTACGAATATTATTGATTTAAGTGACTTTAGGAGGATAAAATGATTGATAATAAAACAAAGTATCAAAGGTTAAGATTACACAGACAAACAGATAGGAAATACTACAGACTCGTATTGAATAATATATTCGGTGCTAATGGTCGTAGCCAAGTGGAGGCACACCATGAACGTAGTTAATTTTTATGAAAACATGACAGAACAGCAAACAACCGGGAACCTTAAAGCGCTAGCGCGACGTGCTGGTCTTAGTGGTGTACAGATCGCAGACCAAATGGGATTGCGTCCGGAAACTGTATCGCGTCATCTAAACGGCAAACAGAACATAAGCATCGAGGATGCTATGCGCTATGCCAAGATACTTAACTGCACAGCTGAAGAAATACTGTTCCAGCGCAGCATGTGTCCAATCATTGGAGAGCTTGCGCCGTCCGGTGTATTTACGCATTTCGGACAGAACGAATCAAAGATACGTTATTTAGCTGGGCCACTAAGCTTTCAACCCTATCACGGCGCATATTTTGTGCCTGGATGGTTTACAAAAAGGAAAACAGCAATATGCGTAATTGATACACGACCGATTGAAAAACGCTACGTTGACAATCAATCCGTCGGTCAAATAGCACTAAACCACGTTAAAGGTTTTGGACAAGATGGCAAAGACGTTACATTACTAGGATATCCATTTGAGAATAGCGATTTCAAAACGTACACAGTGCGGCGCATTGTAAACATGGTGGACTCCATGCAAAACAATGAACGCAAAAAAGATGTAAAATATCCTATAATGGAAAAAGATTATCTGCCGGAATGTGAATTGATCTGGTCAGTGCCGGTATCGATCACGTTGTACGATCCACCAGCAATGGGTTTTGAGTGCGTAAAAGATAATTGATGCAATCTGCAATATTATTGATTTTAATTATTGACGCATAGTAACAATATTTGTTATCACTGTTAGACGCGCCGTTTCTATCCTTCAAGCGGCGCGTACCAACAAAGAGAGATAACATGCCGCTGCCCGAACTTACACCCGACTATGCTTTGCGTTTCAACTACCATCATCATAGCAATCCAATGTCTCAGCCTCGAGGACGCAAGCTGTTTGATAAAATAATCATCCGGCCCATGCTCGATAAGCTCTGGAAAGAGGATCCGGATCGTGCCAGGCAATTTGATCCCAATCGTGCAGCGTCCCCACGTATGTTAGCCGGTACGTCAACACAAAAAGCTGTTGATAGTGTGCTAAATATCGATGATGCAGAACCCATGAAACTTGATGAAGCCCACTCCTGGGCCAAATCTGAGGGGCTAATTTTTGAGAATAGGCACTTTATCAGCGATTTCCTGGGAAATAGCGACGAAATGGAGATTGAACTCTATAAAGAAGAAATTCCGCTGGTTATCAACCATGCGCTCGAGGGATTGAAACAAGCCATGTCGAGAGAGAACCGATATGTCGGCGAGATTATTCTCCAGGACAAGCTACCAGGATGCGAACTGCCGCACAACACCAGGCCGGACTACGCACGACGCGGCGATCTCAAAACAAAATGGAGCAGCGTAAAACGCAAATCATATTTACCAAATAATTTATCCGGGCCTTTCGAGCAGAAAGCTGTATATCAGATCGCCGGCTTTTGGGCCTTGAATGGTCAGCAGCCGCCGTTCCTGGTGTACGCAAACTACAAAGACTTCAAAGTATTTGACCAGGACAATTCACCGGAGCTAAGCGACGAGAACTTAGCCAGGATCGTAAAAGAGATTGCCCGGCATCACCAGGTAACAGAGCAGCTACTAAAAAAAGCAGACAACCAGGATGATTTGTTTCGCATGGTCGACCCGGAATGGCACGACGGATTTGCCTGGACGCTGCAACCCGAACTTAAAGAATTAGCAAGGAGAGTATTTAAATGAAAGATCAGCTGCAAGCAGCCATGCAAGAGATTGGAGAACTCAATAAAAGCGGTGTCGTTACGCGCGGTAATAAGAAATATACAACAGTTGCGGTGCGTGTAGAAATATTCAGAAAGTATTTTCCGGACTTCTCGATAAACACAAAAGTAAAAGTAGACGATGGAAAACGTGTGATTGTTGTTGCTGAAGTATACGCGCCCGGATCTGACCGACCAATATCCACCGGCATAGCAGAAGAGATACGCGGCAGCAGTAATGTAAATAAAACGTCAGCTGTCGAGAACGGCGAAACGTCAGCCATCGGACG